CTAAATCCTTCTTCAGTTACATTGGCAAGATTAAATAAATAACTTGCATCTTTTGGACTATCTTGTGCAAGTTGAATACTACCAGCAGACCATATTGGCATACATCTCATAACCCCTGCTAATTCATTTATGAGATCAAAGGCTTCACTTGAAGATTGAATATTTACATTACAACTGAATCTAGCCTCCTGTCCTCCAAATCCATCCGATACCAATGTATTTGCAAACTTACTAGCAGTAACAAAAGAAAAAAGATCAAGAGAACTTTCTGTTATGTGATTTCCAAATCCATAGCGTGTGTCTAAAAGTAAGTCTAATAAGACCATCGCAGGGCATGAGCACCATTGGGCTGCTCCGAGTACTCCGTTAAAGACGTAGCCGTTAGGATAAATAATTCTACCTGTATTAGCATCTACAGTAGGAGTACCAGAACTATTCGCACCAGCACCAGGAATTCTTACTTTTATTCCTCTGATACGATACTTTCTTGTTGGTATTGATTGAAACTGCATAGAGTCCAATCGAAGAGAAGCATAAGCACTATTGGCATAAGTATTGGCATCATCAATAATTTCTCCAAAACTTGTCCATGTAAAAGCATCAATAAGACTTGAATCTGAACTATCTGCGGTTACTCTTGTGACTCTTATATCAACAGGAAAAGCACCCGTAAGATTTACCCTGTAATCTCTTTGGTACGCATCAGCAGTTCTACCAGTAACAGTGTCATCAATAACATCGGTAAAACCACCAGAGTTATATTGAACTGCTATTTTTAATTGGACAGAAGAACCTAATAAATCTCCCTGATCTGTTGCTCTTTGTAATTGTGGGAAGGTTATAGTTACATTTACTGCATCAACATTCGAGTTTGTTATCTGTCTAGTGATAGGAGAAGATTGAGTAACAGTAATACCTACTGCTGTAACAGAAGAACTACTTTCAATCCCTTCAACTTTTGTCTGACCTGACGTTCCGAAACGAGGATTAAATGTTACATCTTGAAAGTTAAAGTCAGTTGTAGCTGGAGATGCGGAAGTAGCTGTAGATTTTAATACAGGAGTATCATTTAAAAATACATCTTTTAATGCAGCATTATTATATGCAGTTGTTCCCTGCGTTAAACCTTCTTTAGAAGCGGAGGCAAAACCTTCTATTTCTCCTTCAGAAATAAGATCAAGAAAAGTAGCAAACTGCCTACTGTGTAAAGTATCAGGTGCTCTAGTTGGTTGGGGTGGGGTAGGAGGAGAAGGTGCTCCAGATCCTCTGATAATTTTAGGTTTCGTCATGCTTGTACCTGTTGAGTATCAATCGCACCACTGATCACCACTGAGCCAGTCACGATTTCTCCATATACTATTGGTACAGGTGTACCAGCCCGTGATGTGTTTTGAGTTCCAGAAAAACTAAATGATAATTGTGGATCTTGTTCTGACTTAAATTCTTTTGGTTTAGGAACAGGGAATAACATATCACTTACACCAGATAACACTAAAGCACCACCAAGAGCACTTATAGCTGTACCTATTTTTGTTGCAAAAAGAGCACCTTTAGTAGAGATGCCAACCACTCCTGCACTAGAACCTAAAAAACTTGTAGTTCCGAATAGACCAGCACCAGGGAAAAAGAATGACGCACCAATTAATGCTGCACCTAATAAAGTCTTTCCTCCACCACCAGCACCAGATATAACAGGAACGATATGTATATCTTGCTGTCCTATTGGGTGGTGTATCTCTTCTTCGTTTACAGCATAATTACCAACTTTTACCTGATAATATTTAGGATTCATATATTTTTCTACCTGCGGAAAATTATTAACAAGAAAACTTACTGCTTTTCCAAGACTATCAACTTGTATTTCAAATTCTTTATGGCCTACAAACTTTGCAAGCTCGCCATATAGCTTTAGTTTACGCAACATAACGATACCTACCTCCTGTGCATTTTAATAACCATTGAGAATAAGGCTCTCTACAAGATAGTCTATCGGTTAAATGATGTAAAACATCTCCATCTAAAAAAATAGCTACATGATTTAAACCAGCAGATCCAATAGACATTAATAGTGCATCACCATTCATAAGTTTTTCATCTGGCCTTAATTCCCTAAATCCAGTTCTCCAAGCACAACTTTCAAACAAAGGATTCAATATAAATTCTTCTGGGGTTGTAGGTCTATCCCAATCTCTTAACTCAATATTTTTCTCTTCTTTATACCAATCTTTTACTAAAGACCAACAATCAGTAACACCCCAAACCCATGGCCTTCCTAATAAAGGTGGTTTATATCCGCATGGCTCACAATATCCCCACTGTTCTGTTTTTGGATTAACAATATGCCAAGGAAGTTTACTTTGTTCACAACTAATCTGATCTGCCTGACTAGGTGCAGGAGGTGTTACAGGGTGGCTATGGACAACAGCAGTTATTTCTCCAGTATTATCTGCTTTTACATAATCTTCTGGATCAATGATAAAACATTGATGATCTGTCATTGAAAGATTACGGCAGGGAAAATAACTTTCTTTTCCTCGAATATTTAACAATAAACCACAAGACTCTTTAGGATCCTCTCGTTGAGCATGAAGTAGTGCTTTATATTTCCAACTCATGCTATAAACGTACCAATCGAAGGAAACTCTGTTCTGGTACATTGTCTTTTTGGTGCTCTTATACCAGCAAGATCAAATACAGCAGCTAATTCAAATTCAACTATTTCTCTATTTTCTGCTGACTTTCTATCAATTTTATATATTTCTTGAGGAAATTCTGCCGTAGGATCTGGTGTTCCTAATGGATTAGTATTTCCTGGGAAATTTATTGAATCTAAATATCTAGCTAAAGTTCTGATTCTTGTAACTGTAGCTCCTGTTAAATCATTACCTGTAGTTACAGAATTAACATTTAACAAAATTGCAGTAATAGTTCCAAGAGCGTTACTAACTCTTAAAGTTGGTCTAGGTAATTGCCCTTTTTGAAATGCAAAACCTTCTGCTTCCATTGGCATTTTTATATAAGTATTACCAGCCCAGATGATATCTCCATTTCCTACTCTGTTTGTACCTGCATGAAATCTATAAGTAGCTGTAGATCCATGTATTGCAGCTTCAGTTGTAATAGTAAAAAGTTCAATTATTGCTGAAGGATTGATCTTTTGCAGATCAGTAATAATAGGAGCAGTGCTCATGGTTCAAATACTTCTCTAAATGTTGTTTGGATCGTTGCTCTATTGTTATATGGTATAGATTTTGACCATGCTTCGCAAACAAACTTTTGTGCAGTAGATTCGCCAGGAGCAGTAAAATCAAAGCTATCACTATCGTTTGCACGGGCATCAAGGAAGGTTTCTATTTCATCTGCTTCGACTTCAGAGACATTAAAAGTAAAATTATAAACTTTAGGATTCTGATGTTCTGCCAAGCCAAATAATATTCTATGTTCAAACCCATCAGCAAAACGAATGGTACGAGTAGCTGGTGCGGATCTTTTTTGTTGTCCGTAAGTAGGTTTTATTGAAGGAAACGTAGCCATTATGCAAGTAATCCTCCTGGTCGTTTTTGTTTTAATAATTCTGATTGTATCGCTACTGACAAAGCAGCACCAAGTTCTTTACCACGTTGTTGATCTCCTTCAACAGTAGAACCAGAGGCATCTACGTTTACCACGATATTTGTTGATCCACCAAGATCACTATTTGGAGTTATTCTACCTCCTGTGTTTGGTGTAAACATTTCTGGCCCACGTTCTCCAACCATGTAACTTTTACCTGTACTGACGGGACCACCATTGGCTCTGAAGAATTTAGAACTTGGGAATATAGATGTAAGAAAAGCATTTACACCGAAACTAAGTAATTGTCTGGATATTTCACTAAATACGCTACGAGCTACATCTCCCAAGGTCTTTGTTCCCTGGATCGCACCATCTAGAGCACTTACTATTCCATTCTCTATAGCTGATCCAATACCTTCATATAGCGATTTAAGTTTCATCTCTTGTTTTGTTAATTGGTCATTTATTCTTGTTCTTGCAGCATCAATGTTTGCTATCGCTTTTTTGACTAATAATATTTCTTCTTCAACACTCTTAGCAGCTCTAAGCTCTTCACCTAGCTGATTTTGTATTCTTACCTTTTCTAGTTCAAACTGTAATCTTCTGGCTGTTTCCTCATCTCCAACATTTAAAGCTCTAGTTATGTTTGATTGTATTTTCGATTCTTGTGTTATTAAATTAATTCTTCTTTGTAATTTTTCGTTTCTTGATTGTTCTTTTTCATCAATCAGTAATAGTTGGTTATCTATTTTGAAAAGATCCACTTTTAATTTATCTGCAAAGTTTCTTTCTATTTCTGCTCTAACCCCTTCATTCTCTTCACCTGCTAAAGCAGCAGCTAAAGCTCTTCTATTATCAATAGCGACTATTCTCTTCTGTAATAGAAGATTATTTCTTTGTGCTTCAAATGTCTGTGCTGCTTTTCCTATTGTTTTTTGCTGTTCAATAGTAAACTTTGTAAAAGCTGCATCTCCTTCTAATCTAAGTTCTCTTCTTAACTCTTTAGCTTTACCTAAAGCCTCCTGTAGTCGTTTATTAAATCTTTCAAAGAACTCATCAACAACAGGTAAGTCTGGTATCAAACTTCTTAGAGTGGATACTCCTCTGTTAAACGTCTTGAATAACTCAGCAACTAGGAAGGATATAGTTCCTATTCCTGTTAATAGCGGTCCACCGACAATAGCTAAGGTTGTGCCAGCACTGTTAACAAGCTCGCTAAATCCTGCGTTTAGAAGTTGTACCTGCCTGTTCACATCTCTGGTTACGTCAGCAGATGCACCTGTTCTCTTCTCTACTTCTTTAGCTAATATTGCTCTTGCCTCATCCTGTCTGCCTAGTTCTTTCAGTAAGTTGACCTGTGCTCTTAGTTCTCCACTAATGATGATGCTTTGTTCTTCTAGTTTATCGAAACTTATCTGATCTATTGCATCGCCTAGAGCATTTGCTCTTCTTACAAGTTGCTCAAGCTGAGTACCTATCGCACTACCAAATATCTGTGCACCAAACTCCTCACCTGGTTTTGCTCCAAGACTGCCGAGAACACTACCAGCAACAGATCCAACACCCCCACCAAATAGTAAGGGAAAACCTGCACCGAGTAGTCTACCTTGTCTCTGTTTTGCTCTCTGTCTATCTGACTGTTTTTCTTCCTGTTTTTGCTGCCTTAATCTTTTCTTACGCACATTGAACAGATCCATTTCCATGCGAAGTCTTTGTTCTAGTTCATCGTTTATCTTTTTATCTGTTTTTAGTTCTTCTTTTTTATCCTTTACTTTCTTCTTGGGTTTGTTTAGGCCAGCAGCAGTATCCGATGCTTTCTGTATGTCTGAATTTATCTTTAACTGTTTACCTATAGCCTGACTTATATCTAAGAAGTCCTTTGAGTTAACTTCAGCCAGTTCCAGCATCCTGTTAAGGAGACCCATAGCCTCTCTACCAGCAAGCATAGTTTTTGGAAATGCCTCTATTTCTTTCAGTCTGGCTTTTACGTTTGCACCAGTAGCACCTGGGTTCAACGCTTTTTTGTCACCACTTGCCATTGCAAAAGCAACAGCTTCCATTCTTATCTTTTTAAAATTACCTGCGAGTAAAGCAGTTGCCTTGTTTTGTCTATCGGCTGCACTGTTGGCTGCGTCAAATGCTGCTCTTACCTGAGAAAGCTGATCCCTTACTTTTCCTATTGATCTTCCAAATCCATCAGTTCTAAAAGGGTTAAATAATTTTGCAGCTATTTCATTGCCCTTTTCTATTTCTTTTCTTAACTGCTCCATTCTCTTTTGAGCAGCAGAAGTTTTTACTCTTACAGGTTTCTTACTTAATCTATCTACAGTTTTCTCTAACTGAGCTATCTTTTTTAGGGAGTCTTTTAACTCCTTATCTATCGTTCTTATCCTTATATTTAGATTCTTCTCTGCCATTTCGACCTAAATAAACAATTATATAGACTATTCTACCGTGATTTGGGTATAACGCTTCTTCTTTGTGTTCTATCTTGTGCTTTTTCTTGTTCTTCGTTACGTATTTTATAAAATGCAGCCCAACCAACCATTTCTTCAACAGTTAGTTTACTGCACAGATCCACTACAGTTATCTTCAGCTCATTTGCTAAAGAGTATATGAACATCCAATCAGGATTCGCTTTTCAAATCGGCCTTAGCCTCATCTACCTCCTTTTCTGCTCCTGCCTGTAACATTTCAAGCTGTATCTCCTGTAGAACGCTTGCTGCGACTTCTCTACGTAAAGAGGCTTTGTCACCATCAGCAAAAAGACGTTTGCCTCCTTTATCTAATGCTTTTTCAATCATTAACTGTAAAGCAAAGTCGTTAGTATCTTCTGATCCACTTTTCTTCTGTATCATTTCACGTTCAGCTATTGTAAGTGGATGCCAGTAAACAGTAAGCAGTACTTCTCCTTCAGAATCTTTAATGTCGTATTTGTATAATTGGCTTACTCCAAATTTATTCTTTAGAAGATCAATAGCTCTAGTCATAATTCTGTTAGATTGCTACTCTAATATACTACGAATTAGCAGAAAAAGCACAGGATACAATACCTAAGAAGTGTGATTTACCTTCAACCTCTACTGGTACTGGACCATTTATTTCACCAACTCTAGGCTTGCAACTGAAAGTATCTGTGTAATTAGAAGCGTTTATAGATGTTAAACCTGATATTACAGATTCTCCTACAGCAGATAGCACAGAAGTACCTTTATTTTTAGGCACATAAATATTACATTGGACCGCACCAGAATAATATGTGGATGCAGCTCCGTGTGTTTGTACTGTAGCCTGATTGAAGGTTACTGATATGGCAACAAAAGTTATAGTTTTTCCTGGCAAAACTTGTGGAACATTGTCATATATCAGCTTTACTGTAGCATCAGCACTTGTTACTGAATCTGTTATAGCTTTTTCAAAAGCTGCTCTTGCATTTACTAAAGTCATAATTTTTTAAATCTACGGCCTTGTGAAGGAGCATTTATACCACCTCCAACTCCAGGAGACAATACTTGTCCTGTAGATAGTCTAATGTCAGGTTTTCTACTAAATACCATTTCGGCTATTTCTGATATTTGTTCAAAGTAAGGAACAATATTGCTGTTTGGTGAACCTAAAGCCTGTCTAGCATAGTTAGCTGTATTACCTACAAATGCAGTCTCCCCAAACTTAAACCTGGGTCTGGATGTATGTCTAGGTCTTACTATTGGTGATCTATCCCTACCTCTTTGTTTGTCTGACTTTACCTGTGTCCAAGGCGATTCCAGTGGATCTACTGCCTGCGGGTATGTTCTATCTGCTTTCCAACTTGAAGCAAAGAAACCTGTATATTGAGGACTTTGACTAGGTAAATCAGTCATAAGTGTAAGTATTAAATCATTGAAAGCCTGATTAAGCTCTGCTCTTGTTTGTTTTTCTATTCCATCTGTAAAGGGAGTATCACTCATTAGAACCTCACTAATAAAGTAAATAGATAAGTCTGACCACCCTGTTTTGTGTCAATGCTCATTATCTGTGCAGTTCTGGTAGATCCTGCATAAGTTAATACTATCTCATCTTCCAGATTTGGTTGACTATCCCCTATAAGATCAGGAGTTATGTAAACTTTTGCCTGTCTCGTTTCTACAGATAAATCTTCTTCTGATCTAATAAATTCTATAGGTGCTTTTATACTCGAATAGGTTGTGTCGGTAGTTGTTTGTGATCCTGTGGCTACGTTGTAACTTGGTGAGCTTTTTCTTATATAAGAAATAGTGCTATCGAAAGAGCTACCTAAATCTGCAACAACCTGTTTAGCTACGCTCGCAAAAAGTGAATCTAGTTGTCCTGCCATTATCCTCTAACCACTCTCATCTGAAAACTACCTGCTCCACCTAGCATATACGCTCCAAGATAACTTTGTAGCCATGGGTACACATCAAGAATATTATTTATAGAACCAGTACCTTGACTATCAGTATTATATTTAACTTGTAAATCTCCTAGTTTTACTTCAGAAAAATTACCATCTTTACCAGTAGTTCCTGTTATAGCTCCTGTATCATTTGCCAAGGCTCTAGCTAATTCATATTGTGCATACTTTATGCCGTTAGGAATTTTAGAACAAGCCAGTTCAACTCCATCTACCTGATAATTATTTCTTGGGAATTTTAATGCCTGTCCATCATCACATCTATCGCCATAAAAAACTAAAGTATCAATCCATCTAGCAGCAGATATTAATGATCTTTTCTTTTGATCGTCTGTCTTATTTGTCCAAGTAGAAGAATCTGGGGAAGTATCGA